AAAAAAACATTCAACGAACAAACAAAATATAAGTATTTATGATGTCGCACAATATGTCTTGTGCGACATCTCTTATTTAAGCCGGTATTACACAATAAATCCTTACAAAAAACAAACATCTCCTAAACTACACACACTACAACACAAAAACAAAAATCCGTCAAATACAAAAATTCCGGTATAGCACACATTACAAATATAAAAATATATGTTTTTTTTTATTTAAATTATGACCCCTTTAGAGCAAAATTTTTTTTGGTTCAATAAATCGCTACTTTTCCGCTTAATTATGCGAAGCAAGAAAATAGATTTTATGTTATAATGCTGAAAAATGACGTTTTTTTTACCATTTTCCTTGTATTTTTGTCAAGTTTTGTGTTATAATTTTTAATAGCCACAGCATAGCCATAAATATCCACAGACTATGCCCACTATGCTACAACTATCACGACTTTTTTAAAAGATTTTATGGCTTATTTAAGCCCTTTATTTACTATTATGCTTTTTACATATTGACAAGTTTTTAGTTATAGTGTATTATTATTATATATCATTAAAAATCAAATCCATGAAAAAAATAAAAATTATTGGTTCGGTTTGCAAAAACCCTAACCACAAACACATATTTGCACAGCACAATAGAATAGTAGTCAATCACTATACTAAAGGAACTAAAATAATTAGAGTTACAACTTGTAATAAAAATATTTAAATATATAAATATATAAATATATAAATATTTAAATTCATCTATATATGAAAATCAAAAAAAATAAATTTATTTCTTCGCTCCTTAAAGCTAAAGAAATAAAGACACCTCTAAAACCATTTTTAAAAAAACTAACAGTCAAACAGTTTTTAATTCTTACATCTAAATAATGTCTTAATTCTTGCGGTGAATAACTGTTCACCGCTTGAACTAGCACATTAAAAACTAAATACCAATTACAGCCTATAACTTGGCTTTTAACTTGCGGGCTACAATTAACCCAAAAAGCTAAAGGGCAAGGAATAAAATATGAACAAACCAATCGTTAATAAAACTTTACTTAAAAAGTTAGGCTATGAAGATTATAGAGAATTTATAGTTGAGTTTGGCAATTGGGCTTATGGTGAAAACTTTACTTACAGAGAAAAAGTTTATACTACTAGCTTTGAACGACTACTACAACATTTTATTAATTGGAAAACAGAATAAATATATGCCAAAAAATGATTTATTTAGAGGGGATTTAACTGATGAAGATTTAGGAATTATTGAAGACGCTTTACAGCTTGAAAGAGAAATACGGATTTATGGAGACGGTAGAGAACAATATCAAGCTAAAGTAGATAAAATAATTAAAAAACTTTATTCTGTTTTTTACGAAGTTGCATAATCTTTGCCCGCAAGTTTTAGGCTGTAATCACCAAAAGCTAGACGAAAGCTAAACGGCTTAATATTAATTATTCGTTTAGAGGCAAGGATTGTTTATGAAATGTTTATATTGTAATAATTCTGCGGGTAAAAATCCCCACTTTCAGTCGGGCTGTTGCAAGCGTGGAATGTGCGAAGTTTGTTATAACGGCGATGTAGGCACAATGGAGCAGTTGCAAATTGATTATGTTGATGATGAAACTTACAAAGATTTTAGTAAACAAATAGATGAAGCAGAAAAAAATGGGTTTGCTTACTTATGTTTTGACCATATGGTTAAGAATTAACCCCTTGCCGTTTAGCTTTTGGTGATATTGGTAGTTAGTTTATAACCTAAATAGGTTATAAATTTTGCTCTTTAAAAATTAAATAGGTAGAGTGGCAAGGAGAAAAATATATGGAAAAAATTGTAATTTTAGATTTTAATTTAGGCAAGGTTTATATTCGCCCAGTGCCTACTAAAATGCTTGAACTTGACGCAAATGAAATTGTGTCAAAAATGGGAAAGAAACTTGGAATAAAGGAAACTAGTTGCTACTACATGGTGGTAAATGATAATGGTGATTTTCTTGATGAGGGCAAAGAAACTGCCAACAAGCAAATAGATAATCTTATTCTTGGTGCTTGTAAAGATTGTAAACGATACAACTTAGTTAGTCTTAAAAATAATGGTTTTGATTCTAAGAACAAAGACCCGTATTATATAGCTGATTTTATAGGTAACTTAGATTATAGTAACGAAGAAAATCTAGCTTGGTATAACGGCTATATCCGTGGCTTAGAAGAAGCTAAAAGCTTAATTAAATAACACTCTCTCTACCTATTTAGTTTTTAGGGTGCAATAAAAGCATACCTAACTTAGATGGAAAGGGCATATAGCTTTTTCTGTTATAGGAAGCAGTTTAGTGAGCCGTTGCAACGCAACTTGGTATCGGCTTAATGTACAAGTGTAGTACACGGCTAAACTCTTTGCCAAAATAAAATTAACGCCCTTATGGGCAGAAAAATAAAAACCATGTTCGCAAAAATCAAAGACGGTTACAATAACCTGCGCCGTCATAAAATAATGGTTATGATAATCTTAGTACTTGGCTATGCCTGTTGGTATATGTTCACTCAAAATTATACCTTTCAGATGCCGGTAGTATCTAAGCAATTTGGTAAAAGTTATACGTCTGTTAGTAATGATTTAGTACAGTGTAATAATGATTTAGACTTTGCAAATTCAAAGTTAAAGGAGTTCAATGACAAAGCGCGTGAAGAAATTAAATAATGAACTTGTTGGGATATTTTTTGACTATTCCCCTACCTTGGTGGCCTTGGTCAAAAGTCTACCTGGACGAGCATATGAGCCACGTTTAAAAGCGTGGCTCTTGCCCGTTGATGGCTTGCTAAACGATAACCTAAAACGATTATCCCAGGCTGGTTTTGATGTCTCCGAAGTTGTAGGTCTTAGTACTCGTACCGAGCCAAAAACACAACCTATAAACGATTTAAATGCGTTAGTTTTGCCCAGTAACGCCACTTTAAGGCCTTTTCAGGTGCAGGGTGTAAAAAGTTTGCTTGAGGGCAATTTGCTACTTGGTGATGAGCCTGGACTAGGGAAAACTATTCAGGCTTTGACGGCTGTTCATTCAAGGAAGCTAAACAGGGTTTTGGTTTTAACTTTTGCAAGTTTAAAATTTCAGTTTAGAGATGAGATTAAAAAATTTTTCCCCTCTTCCTCTGTTGTGGTCGTTGACGGCAATAAAAAAGAACGTACCTTGTCTTGGAAGAAAACAGCAAATTTTTATGTTGCTAATTATGAATTACTGCTTAGAGATTTAGAGCTAATGACAGAAAAAAAATGGGATGCCATTTTAGCTGATGAATGTACTAGGCTGTCTAATCCAAGAAATAAGCAGTTTAAGTGCTTGAAATTTTTGCGCTCTGATTTTAGAGTTGCCATGACGGGAACGGCTATTTCAAATTCTCCTTTAGATGTTTTTGGTATTTTTGACTGGTTAAGACCAGGTGTCTTGGGTACATATTATTCTTTTTTAGATAGGTATGTTGTTAAAAATATGTGGGGTGGTAATAAATATTTTAAAAATCTTGAAGAGTTGGTTTTAAGAATTAAGCCGTTTTACATAAGGAGGACAAAAAAGCAGGTCTTGTTGGAATTACCTGACAAGATAAAAATTGATTTACCTGTTTTATTTTCTCCTGAAGAAGATAAACTTTATAGTCAGATAAAAGAGCAGATGTTATTGGAAATAGAAAAAAAGGATATTAGTAAAATCTTAAACCCTGTTATGCTACAAAGCAGTGTTGTTAATTTAATTAGGCTTAGACAGTTAGCAGATAGTATGGAGTTATTAGGCGAAAAAACTCAAAGTAGCAAGCTGAATGCCTTAAAAGACTTATTATCCACATTAGGCGAAAGGAAGAGGATTATTTTTTCTGAGTTCGCGCATATGTGCAAAATATTAAATAGGGAGTTGCCTGGCAGTCTTATGATTATTGGTGAAGTCAAATCGCAAGAGAGAGATGAGATTGTTAAAAAGTTTAATAGTGATTCTACTTGTCAGACATTAATAATGAGTAGTGCCGGCGCTTATGGTCTTAATTTGCAGGCGGCCGATGTTATAGTGCATTACGATTTACCTTTTTCTATTGCCAAGTATGAACAGCGATCGGCTAGAGCACACCGCATGGGGCAGAAAAATGTAGTTTATGAGTACTCCCTGGTTGTGGAAAATTCTGTTGATAAGTGGATAAAAAAGAAGCTTGAGAATAAACAGGATTTATCAGAAATGTTAATTACACTAACAGATGTTAAGGAAATATTGACTGTATGAAGTATTATGTATATACTTAAAAAGATGTAGGCTAATTTAATAAAATATTAATTATATATTTATGATTATAAAAAAATGGTTAGAACAGAATCACCCTGATATACTCAAGGAGTTTAATCTTTTTAAGTCTGAACTTGAAAAGAAGATACAGAGAGAAAGAGCTAGGGAGTTGTATAGGTTGGCTAGGGAAGCTAAAAAACAGGGCATGTAGCCCTGTTTTTTGTTTATCTGGTTTATTATTTTTATTCGGTTTAATCTCTTTATTCGTTTTATTCGTACCACATTTCCACCCAAGGAGGAATAACGCCATTGTGTAGTTTTAAGTATGTTTTTTTACGCACAGATAAGGTTACTCCTAAATAGTCGTACTTGCCTTTTACTAAGCAGTGGTATATATCGGCTTCTGTGTATTGCATTTCTGAGATGTTGGTAAATTTAACAGCCTGTACAAAAGCGTGTTTAATCTTTGGTATTAAAAGAGCGTACTTAAGGATTTTATGTATTGTTCCTATTTTTGTATAAACTCCTAGTGTCCATTTTTTTTGTTGTGTTTCTGGTAATGTTTCTCCTCTTTCTGCTAATTCTTGAATATAGCTCGATTGTTCTCTTTTTTTATAAGTTTCAAACATATAGCATACAGTTTGAGATGGGGTTTTTATTAGTTTCTCTTTGTCTATTAAACTAAACATATCCATAACTCTATACCTATAAGCATCGTCGTAGATTAAAAATATCGCAAAAAAGATAGAAATGTAATAATAAACATTTTTAGAAAATCCTAAGTTTTTTAAAAATAAATATATTATTTTTCTGGTATTACGAGCTATTGGAGAGTAAAATACTTTGTGAGGATAATGGTCAGAGAGTAGAAGGTCTAGTGCTTCTACATAATTTTCTAAAACAGTGTTTAGTATTTTAATTTTTCGTTTCCAGGGTGTTATTAAAAAACTGATTAAAATAAAAATGCTATCCTTATTTACTATTCCCATAAGTAGGGATAGGGTTATTTTTTTAGCTATGGTTATTGCCATCCCCGCGTTCGGCTCTCTCATTCCTTTTTCCGGATAAAGGTTACCAACGTAATGCAACAACCAGCCGTCTTTTTTACTTCCGCCTAAAAATTTAAAAATAGGAGAGATTACCCTATCTCTTTTAAGTGATTTTTCTGCCACACTTGATGCTTGATTGACAAACATGTTTTTATTTGGAGAAAAATATGAAGACCCTGTTCCTGTTACTGTTTCTTGTGTCATAGTAAAAATGTTTCTTCTTCTGGGATAGTCTGGTCTATTTGCCCAGTTGTTAGTTTATCGGTTACCAAGCTACTCATATCCATGTATTCGAACTTAGTAATGATCTCCTGCCATTTTGGTAGAAGTTCCCAAGTATCACTTTTAATCCCAGTGGTAAAAGTGGCCATTTTATGTGCTTGTAAATCCCCTATGGCTATCTTAACTGAAGTGTTATCTAATCCTATCGCTTTACCTAAATTTTTAGTTGTACCTGATCCTCCCATTCTAGTAAGGGTAGTTAGAACCTGTCTTCGATTATAAGGAATAGTATCTAGCGCCATGTTAAAAAGAGTTTTTTTGTCTTGAGGAAGAAGAGTGCTGTTTCCATAGTCGTGCTTATTTAAAACCATGAATCCATAGGCCATTGCCATTAGTTCTTTCTGAAACCTGGCTATTTGTTCTTCAAAATGAGTGGCGATTATGGGGTGGTCTTTATCAAACACCTCTCTTTCTACACTGCTTCTGGCTGTGGTGGTTAATTCGGCTAAGTCAAGAATATCTTCTTGTGTTTGTTCGTCAAAGTCTGGTAAGTCTGCCGGTTTTTCTGGAATAATGATTCCGCTATCGTCTAAATAAGCTTTAAAAGCTGCTCTCATAACATCTTTTGCTTCAAAATCATTTAAACCGTCTTTAAAAATTCTTTTTCCCAACTCTCTTTTTGGTGGTTGTTTAAAAATATAAGCCAATGTTCTTTCACCCATATCCGCAAATTCTGACATTTTTGTATAAAAGCTAGAAGTTGATCCTCCTAACACCCCAATTTTCCCTTCCCAGTGCTGTGTTTCTGAAATATTGCCTGTCTTTTTGTCTAGCTCTCCATCGTAAATTTTTCGAAGCAGACCAATAATAGCTCCTCTTGCTTCTTTTTGTTTGCTTAGTATGGTTGTAAAATCTTTAAATACAAGAAAACTATTTTTTGGTATTTCAAACAATAGACTCATTTCTTGCCCTCCAGATCTTGCACCGGAAATGAAAGAGGCACTTGATACGTCGTCTAAAGATTTAAAACCCCTAACTTTTGCTAGGGAATTAAGTAACATGCTTTTTCCTCCGGAACTTGCTCCTAATAGAAAAAGCCAAGGAGGTGGGATAGGCAATCTGATACTTACCACATATGCGCATAATAACTTTACCACACCATCATCGGCTAGCAACATATACTTACTTATTATTTTATTTAGTTCTGTAAAAAGCACGATTTTTATTTAACTGAAATTAATTTTAATAAATAAGTTTGATAAATCATTAACCCTAAAGCTATTGAGAGGCCTATAATCTTTAACCATTGAAATTTTTCATCCCATTTTATCATTTTAAAATCTCCTTAATTTTTTCTATCTGCTCTGGGGTTAATATAACTTTAGTTGAGCAATATGCATCATCATAATCGCAGTTATCTCCAAATAACTCACTAACTTCAATTCTTTTTTTGCCTGTTAAACTAAAAAACTCTTGTTCTTCTAGTATACGTTCTTCTTTTATCTCATGTCCTATGCACTTATCGTGGTTAATTTCTGTATTCAAATTACAATTGTCTATTTTACATTTCATTTTAAATTCTCCTTACATTTTAAACACCAGTCTAAATGTTTACACCCTTTAATTCCTCCATATTTTTTTACTTTTCTATTTGACCAACGAACAACTAAAATTGTTGCCCATACTCCTATAAAAAAAGATAATATTATCATTTTATCCTCAATCTTTCTTTAATTAATTGTAAGTCTTGAATTATTGCTTGTAGTTCTTCATTTCTTTTATTACCAAGAGTTTGGTTGTACCTAACTACTCCAATTAAATCTAGTATCTTACCTATTATTGCGGCGATCAGAATTATTAAAGCGTAACCTATGGGGATAAACCACCATTTAATATCTATTCCTTTAACAGAAAGATACGTCATTATCGCCAAGGTTTCCGGAATAAAAGAACCTACTTTTCCATACTCTCCTTTGGCCTGTGCTACATAAAACATCACCTTCTGATATTTAAAAAAAAGTAGTTTAATCATTTTCTCCTTCCTTGAAATAATTTTCTCTCAGGATGTTTAATAAACCAATCAATACAAATCTTACACAATTTGTATCCTTTGTATTCAATTAGTTCTGCCTCTTCTTTGCAGTAATCGCATTTTTTCATTTCTCTCTAGTTAGGGGTTGGTTAAAAGCTTTACCATACTTAATTTCAACTTCAATCGGAGTTAAAAGTTCTGTCGTTTCTATATACTCAACTTCGGAGTCAAATTCAGGAACTTCATAAGGCTGTCCGTCTTTATTTCTCTTAAAGTATTTTATTATTGGCTCCATAGTTATCCTTTCTTTATGGGTTGGTTAAAACTAGCCTTCATAAAACTCAATAATCTTTTCGTCTATCTCAATTAACACGCCGTCGGCCTCAATTTCCTTGGCTGATAGTTTCCGAGCGTTCTTAGCTACAATACGTAGGGAGCCTGTATACTCTCCTCCATTTTCTTCAAATATTGCTGTATATTCCATTTTCTTATCCTTTCGTAGATTTAGGGGGTTAAAGCCCTATAAATGTTCTTAAAAGTACGGGTTGATAGTTAGTTTTTTCTAACGCCAACAGTTTATGGTAACCATTCAGTATCTTCGTGAACTGTGGCTCAAAGCGTCGGTGGTCTGTGTCGTGAAAGTGGCCGTGGATGTTGACGTCGTAGTAGCCGTCCCAAGCAGTTGGATAATGCGAAAACATTATATTCTTTCCAAACATCTCGAAACTAAAAGAGGTGCAAACTAACGGCCAACCGTGGTCTAAATACCAGCTATTACTTTTACAGTCGTGATTGCCTCTTACAAGAACGTGCTTAACATCCTTTAACTGCTCAAAATATCGCTTATGCCAGTCTTCGTCCTTACCTATACAGAAGTCACCCAAGTGAATTAACATATCGCCTGCCTCTACTACTTGGAGCTTTTTAAATATCTGTTCTGTAAAATCCGCAGGTCGGCCATATTGAATAAGCATGTCATGACCAAAGTGTGTATCAGTTGTAAGCCAAATCTTCATACCCATTTATTAGAGATTAAGAATTAAAAAGTTTAACTCCCTTAAAATTATCAAACTTCCCATAGCCTCCTAAAATCCAGTTGCCTTCTGGCTCTTCACCACAACCAGGACACTCTCGTAGAATTTTCTTTACCCAACCCTTCTTCTCATTAACAAACAGGTGGTGCTCGCATTTGCGACAGATAAAATAAAGTTCCTTCATACATTTTAGAGATTAAGAATTATGATTACCGCACCTAACGGCTTCCTCTAAAGTATTATGTCGGCCAGCTCCACAGCTATAACTACTGGCACAAAGGCCACAACTCATAACAATCAAATCAGTGCCATGCTTACACATTGCCTGCGCATGTAAGCGTCTGCTTACCTGTTCGTAATCTTCAACTTCTTTAGTTTTCCACCGTGGGTGACCCATCCAATTAGTGTCATCCCAGTCTTGGTATAGTATTTTCATATCTTGTAGAGATTAAGAATTAAACTTCCCACTTAAAATAGTTGCGGCTATACACAACCCATAGAGCTATGTTCATCGGCAGTAAACCCCAAGCTCCTGTAAGGAGTATCCACACAAGCCAAGCCAACTGCCCGAACAGTCCAAACAACCACGCTCCACGCTTCTTATTACCAGCCAACAGCATTGTATAGATAGTGTTTGCCGACAACAGCCAGGGCAAGTAAAAAATAATTAAATGCTTCATACCCACCTCTCCTTCTCATCGTCAATTATCTTTTTGGCTGCGGAGAGGGCGGAATTAAAGCCAATATTCTCTTCTGGCACACACGAACAATAACCCTCGTCATCACAAGAGGCAACACTTTTCTCCTTCGGCCAATTCTTCATTACACTCCCTAACACTGCAAGAGCAACACGTTTGTTGGAGGCGGAGAGGAAAGTTAAAGCATTCCTCTTAAACACAAACGGCTTGCCGTGCTCATCAAACCAAAGCTTCTCAAATTCCTCCTGCTCACGGTTTAAAATTTCGTTCATAAAATTATTTCCATATTAAATACTCAAACATTGCACAACTTAATATCACTACCCATTCAATCCATATGTTTTCTTTCAAATCTGTAGCTCTATCTAAAAAACTCGCTAAAGATACGAACTGAATGAGACTTAGTATAGTTGTTATAACTATTTGTGTTGTCATAAATTTAAAGCTTAGTTATTTCTTTAATACCGTCATCTACAGAATTATAAGGTAGTAAAGCAGTAGTATTAGTAATAAAAATCCGAGCGGAGCATAAGACTCTTGGTTTTGCGGATTGTAATATCTGGGCTTAGGTTTTTTAATAACCCTAATTTCCATCAGTAAAAATACTATGGTAAGTAAAAGGCAAAGTCCTAAAAGAACAAAAGCTATAAGATACTTCATACCTCTCCTTTCTCTATCCCTTTAATACCGTCCAAAAATCTACATACTTTAAATCAGGGCGCATTTCAAGTAATCTTTCTTTTGGTACTCCAGTCATTCCGTGAGTTACATACTTCCATTTAATGCCACAACCTTTTCTTGTTTCATCAGTAATTCCGTAACCTAAGTTAGTATTGTGTTTTTTTTCGTCTGGATTACAACCTTTTCCGCAATTACCGCATTCACTACTCCAGCCATCAATAAATAAGGTATATTTCTTTTTCATACATCTCCTTTCTCTATCCCCTTAATACCCTCATCTATGGCTGAAGTAAAGGTGGAGAGGCAGGAGTTGAAACCATCAGCCTGTAATACTTTGCCAAGAGCAGCAATATCAGTTCCAGCAACACGCTTTCCTTTCGGCCCCGCTTCTCTTACTGCTTTTAACAGGTTTATAGTTGCTTTGCGAAACCATTTATTAAATTCAGTTGAGTGGAGCTTTCCGGCTAAAAATAGTCGTTGATTTATGTCTAGTTCTTCCACCCCCTCAAGGTGGGCTTTTAGTATTAGGTTATTCATAGGGTTATAAATTATTTAGTATTTCGTAAGAACATTTAGCTAGCTTCCAAAAATCTTCTGTATTAATATTTTCATCAAATGGACGGCCACCAACAAAATGCAAATCAACGTTTTCTCTTATTGTAAAATAGGCCAAAGTATAGCAACTCATTGAATCTTCGTTCCATTTAACTATCTCAATAGTCTTATGTTCAAAATTGCTACTCAGGCGTTGGTTGCAAGAACGTGCTTCTAATAAACCTATTGATTTGCTAAAAATGAATTTTTCCATTTTTTCCTCTCTCCACCATTTAATTGGGTGGGGTTAAACGCTTTTTAAGTTTAGGCAATCTCACTTCTTTGTAATATTTCTCGCATTGCTTACAGTAACAGTATTCAATTACTACTTGCGGTTTATGTGGTGGTTTGCGCCTCATCTCTTTACTCCTTTCCTTTGGTTAGATATTTGGCTCTTAGTTGTTTTTGAATATTAGGGAGTATTAGCTTATTAAGGTATTCAGTCATTACATCAGCTTTTTCTACCATCTCAGTATCTTCTGGTTTAGTTGCTGTAAATTCAATAGTTCCTAAGTCTTCTATCAACTCCTCTATCTCTTTCTTATGTTTCTGTTCTTGGGAGGAGAGGAGGGAGGAAATGAAAGTTTCAACATCAAAAGTTTGTACATAGTCCCATAATAAATCAGGGCGTTTTTCATCTACAAACTCTTTTTCAAATTGTTCTTTCCAGTCGTCCATATTATTTTAATTAGTTAGTAAAAGCTTGAGTGGGCGGTGGTAACCGCACAGTCTATACATATGACCGGCGACGGCAGCTACCAACCGCCCGCCCAAGCTTTCGCTCGGGTTGCCTACCCACCCCGCTTAAGCCATTACTCTTAGCAATGTGTCAGAAAGGCTGTCGGCGGGGTAGGGTACGCAATAACGATATTAGATATTTAAATATAGTTCGTGTAGTTATCTGAATGTGTTTTGTAGTTCATATGTTTATATTATTCTACCCCATAAGGGGTTTTAGTTTTTAAGAAGCTCTGGGTTAGAATATATGTTGCCGATGACTTCGACAGGCTTCGGCAAAGAGTAACCATGCGCCATTCTGTGGTGTTTAGGGCAAAGGTAAATAACGTCCAGCCAATGTTCTTTCTGATATCCTGCATAATGATGAGCCTCTAAATCATGTCTCTCTTGGCACATTGAGGCAACACAATACGCCGGTGGCCTAATATCTCCTCGTTCTCTTGCTCGCCATACTGCATTGCGAGCCGCCCAATGCAAAGCGTTAATTTGTTGCTGTTTTTTGTCTTTCCTAGCTTGCGTCGCCTTACCCGCTGGAGTTTGTCTGTATGCTTTCTGTTTTACTAAACGATTCGCTTTATGCTTTTGGTAAGACTTCCGATTCGCTGCTCGAAAGTAGCTCAGGGGTTTCATATGCGTTTCCAATTACTTTTGCACTTGCTGATGCCCGACCAAGCACCGTTTGTCCAACTGACCAACATCCACCTCTCTCATTCCAAAATACTTTAAAGTATTTGCCACTGTTGTTGAACTCAAGCAAATCATCCTCATAAATCTTTTTACCGTTCTTGTCTTTGAGGCCGGTGTATTGCATGAGTTCAAACTTTTTGGGGTAGAAGTCGTCACGCATAATGATTTCCCCCTCGAAGTTGATGCTCATGTGTTCGGCTGTGTGAGCTGATAGCGGGGGATACATTATCTTCTTTTCCTTATCCCACGCCCTAAATTTGATTTCTCTCATATTTTTATTAGTTAGTTTGTTATATCACCCCACTCCACAAAACGAACATCGCTATCACGGCGACAACGAGTGCGCCGCCGATGTAGTCTTCCAGGTAGTGGGTTTGCTGTTGTCTTTTGTATAGTCTAAAATATTTGTCTTGGGTTGTCATATTAGTTGAGCCACTTGGCTTTTAGTTGTTGTTTAAGATAGTCTAAGTCTTCGGCTGGCATATCGCTGAAATGTCCGGTATCCTCTATCACCTGCTCAAGTAGGGATTTGATGCGCGGCTCCAATTTTTTCCAGTAGTTATCAAGAAAGACTTGAGCAATATCCCTTGGTAGTTCTAGCTGATTAGCTATTTTATAAATATTTACATTGGGCTTTAATTCTTCTCTCCAGTCCATATTAAATACTTTTTAAATCTTTTAGTCTTTCTTCTACTTCTTTTTTGTCGTAAGTGATTCCGCCTATGATAATAGTTTCTTTAACCATAACGTCTATGCCAGTAATATCTTTAAACACTTCTGCATCAAAATTAGGTAAAGCTAAAAACTTCTTTCTGTTTTCCTCGTCAGTATCTCTCCAAAAGTTAGCCCAAGCTTCCTTATACTCAAATTTCTTTAAGTAACCTTTTCTTACATAAAACATTGGGTCGGCTTTCTTTTCTTCGTCTGTCATTTCATCTTCTGAAATCCATTTGGTTAAATAAAATTCTCCAAAGTGGGGGTGATTTATTTCATCCCATTTTTTATCCGTTGGTTTATTAAACATTCTAATATTCGGTTCTTCGGAATTAAAAATTCCGCTTTCTCGGTTTGTTGAGTTCCCGTAACCAGAGTTCCAGTCACCAGAGTTCCAGTCACCAGAGTTCCAGTCACCAGAGTTCCCGTAACCAGAGTTCCAGTCACCAGAGTTCCTGTAACCAGAGTTCCTGTAACCAGAGTTCCCGTAACCAGAGTTCCCGTAACCAGAGTTCCTGTTACCAGAGTTCCAGTAACCAGAGTTCCCGTAACCAGAGTTCCTGTTACCAGAGTTCCAGTCACCAGAGTTCCAGTCACCAGAGTTCCAGTCACCAGAGTTCCCGTAACCAGTATTTTCTAAGCCTGTGTTGTTTTTATTATCCATATATTTATATTAATTATTTTAATTAGTTAGTAAAATCCTTCGAGAGCTTTTGTGTAATCAGGGTTTTCTTGGGTTTTAAGTTTAGGGTAAGGGGTTATGCCGTCAACTTTATCGGCTGAAACATATTTTTCAGGAAAAGTGTAAATTGCCTTAGCTCCACTGTTAAGTATTTTCCAATATTCTACACTTTCCCCTTTGAGTATTTTTACTTTTAGTTTCATAAATTAATCTTTCTTATCAAAAACAACAATTAAACTATCTTTACTTTTACCTTCTCTTGTCCAGCCACCATTGCAGTTATAAAATTCACCTAAATAAATTTTGGCTGGTGTTTCCTGTGTCGGCTCGCTTATTGGTTGTGGGTAAGTAGTTTTTGAAACAAACAATCTTACAATATCTTTTTCAAACTCATTTTCTGGGGTCAATACTATTTGCTGTCTATTTTCTTTTGTAATTAGTAATGTTTTCATAAATTTAATAATTCTTTTTACCTATTAAGTTCTCCACTGCTGCGTAAGTCGGTGATCCATCAGGGAACAAAATACCTACTTCATCACCAACTTCTAACTTATAATATCTAGCCGTTGAATTTAGTATCTTGTAATACATGCCATTATCTATTTTTACATAGCAATCTTTGCCGACTTGTGTTACAGTAGCCAAAGCTCTATTTCTAGGTACTAAATCAATCTGTTTATAAACATACTTACCTGTTTCATCTATGCAAAGTTTTAAAGTATCTCCTACTAGCAATTTACTCTTAGAAGCATAGTTTTCAGGTACTCCATACCATTGTCCGTCTTCTCCTATCATATTCCAACCTGTAAATTTTCCTATTATTATTTTCATTTTAGATGTTTTACAGCTTCAATAAAGCTGGTTATGTTATTATTTTTCATTAAAAAATCAATACTATCACCGTGAGCATTACAACCAAAACAATAAAAAGTATTATTAGGGTATAAAACAAAGCTTCCTGTTTTTTCTGAATGAAACGGGCAAATCCCAATAAACCTCTGTCCAGTGCACCTAAGCTTTCCTGTAAACAAGTCTGCAATAGGTCGTTGCCTCGCCCTATCTATATCCATCTGGGTAATACCACGATTGTTTTGTCTTTCTCCAGAAGTTACACTAACGTAAAACTTGATCCTGGACTGTAACGTTTTAAGTTCTCGTAAAATCGCTTCTTCAAATAAATCCTTAAGCCATTCAGGTGAATCAGTGTTTTGGAAAAAAAGTATTTTTTCTTTCTGCAATTCATAACACCTGTCTCTTAGTTGTTTTAAAACTTCTTTTAAAAAAGCTTTGCTTGGCTTAAAAATTTCAAATGGATCATAAATTGGTTTTCTGTACCGGATTATCTCGTTCATATTCGTCTATCATTTCCATTGTCCGGGCATAGCCGGCAATGTCAATTAAATTATCTAACTTGTTACCATTAACTTGCCGGGAAACCTTTAACAAAATCATACACAGAGCAACTTGCCTAGGCGTTACCTTTTTACCAATTACCACACTCCACATAGTTGCGGTTCTGGTAAAATCATGAATCGGGTGTCCATAATCCATATGCCTATCCTCCATTGTTAATTTATTTGCTTTTTCAAGAATATTCATAGTTGTTTAAAAGTAAACAAGAGATTCCGCTTTATTCGCTGTTTTTCCTCTTCTACTGTTGATTTTTTAAGTTTTTCTAACTTGTTAACAATTTCAATGTCCCTAGTATTACCGAACCTTGGTTTAAATTTTGCAATAAACTCATTAAGCTGGTTATCTATTATTTGTTCTACTGTTTGCATGTTTATTTAGTTGTTATTCTTTGGGTGAATTAAATACTAAGCTTTCTTTTTCAACGAATGTGGCATCGCCTGTTGCTTGCTCTTCTTTTTTACGTTTTTCAAGCGCTTTTTCAGCTTGCTGGGTAGTGGGAGAATATGTCAACGTTTTACGTTTTTGAACAGAAAAGGAAAACCCGGGTAATTCCGACAAAGCCACAGGTTGATTTGTATCCCCTTGGATGTCTTTAACTTCTTTAAGTGCCTGCTCTTTGAGCATTTCAAGTTCACTTTCATATTTTGCTATTTGAATTTTAATTTCCGCGTACCTTAGTAATAGTTGTTTATTGGGCATGTTATTTAAAGTTTAATTTTGCAAATTTTTAGATTGTAATTACTTTTGGCTTGAAAGCAATGACCACCTTATCCCAGCTCCTTGAGCAGTGGACCAGATACTCAGCATCTTTTTCAAGGAACTTCATATCTGTAAGGTCTATTAGTTTATAAGTACCATCTTCTTTGCTGGTGTGGAGTATGTAGGTTTTTTTCGGCCGTACATTAAAAGTCTTCTTAATCATCCTCTGGTAGAATCCTCTGACCTGGTAGGCATAGGCTGGTTTCTTGCCTTGGTTTGATGTCTTAAGGTCTACGAAGCCGAGGTAGGGATTATATTTGATTTTGTAAGAATCTTTCATCCAGATTTTGTAAGAATCTTTCATCCAGTTTGGTTCTAGTTCTAAGGAAGATTTCCTTACTTTAGTAGGATTCGGAAACACCCCCAAATCATCAATGCACCCCCCCACCTTTAGTTCATCGTCTACTAAGGCTAGTTCACAAGCGACCGGTATATACCCTGTCTCCTTCAGAAACCGTTTTATAGCCCTACAGCCGGAGATTACTTCGGGATCTGCGTTTTGTGGTAAGGGGTAGCTTTCTATTGCTAAATCAGTCTGTTCTATTGCGCCGGAGTTAATCCAGTGCCTAAACCATTCTTCCCTCCACGCATGCACCTGCGTACCAATATCCCCTGCGCCTTTAAATTCTCCCTCCGGGGCGAGTTTTGCTTTTAATATATATTCAGGTAAATTAGTGACATGAATGTCACTAAAATTATTCTGAATATATTCCAACCCCTTATTCATCTTCCAGTTAGCCAAAGAAGGATCTTTAATAAACCCTGTAAAATAAGTTACAGACTTGTACTGTTCATTAGTTACTGGAGATACATAATTGTGCCCCTTGTCGTTGTGAGCTGTGGTAACTTTAGGTGCTGAAGCAAAAATTGCCCTATATTTTTTAACTGTGTTTTCTAAATTCATATTGTTTTAATTTGTCTTTATGTGCCATAAACGCACAGTGAGTGCATATATAGTAATCGTCAGCTTTAGCTAGTAGGTGCTGACACTCCGGACACTTTAGCTTTTCTCCAGTATACATATAATTTATTTGGTTTAATTATTCCATCTACCTGATCACCGTCTATATGTTGGATTATTTTAAACCTCATCAAGTCTTTAATCATACACGATTTAGACTTTTGCTTTATTTTTAGTTTCATAACATTGATTATTTTCTCGCAGTGAGGGGCGCATACCGGATACGGCTAGTCAATTCAGTATTCAAGGAGCGACCAAGAATAGTAACAGCGTTCCCCTCTGTAAGAAAACAATATTTACTCCGCTATATCCACCTTCTAAAAAAATTTAGGAGGTGGGGTAGAGGGCTAAATATAATTTTATTAAATATAGTTTTATTAAATATAGTTAAATACCAGAATCTTCAACCATATCCTCAGCACTAGCACCCATAAAATCTGGATCTTGTTCGTCCCACATAAAAACCTCAAAGACTTTAAACGCTGCAAATCCAGGTTTTTTAGATGGCTTAGCTTCTTTAAACCTAACACCAACTTTTTGTCCAAGTTTTGCTTTTTTAAACAATCCGTCTACCACATCTTTACCACCAATTAAAGTGTAATAATCACCGGCATCTATATTAACAGCGGGTTCATCTACTTTTACAACCTTGTTACCATTTTCATCAGTTGTGGTTTTAGCAGTATGAAATTGTCCCAAAATACCTTTTATTTCGTAAACAGGTGTAGGACCACTTTCAAAATCCACAATTTTTTTATTATTATAGTAACCAATTACATAATCACCAACTTTAGCAAATGCTATGCGGCTAGGCTTAACTTCCCTAGCTCCTTCAAATGGATCTGACATATTTATTATTTTTCCCCTGCCTTGGCAGGATTATTATTATATTAATTGCTTACCCTCAAGCCCTAAGAGGGGTAGGGCTATAAGGGGAAAAGTCTGTGGCTCTTGAGTAAAACTCAAGGATAAACAATCAATATTACTTATTGATAAAATTTTGAATATACTGTTCTATTAACTGTTGAAAGCTTAAGTCTAAATCTACCAGCTTCTTTTTCAAAGCTTTGTAAGTTTTAACATCAAGTCTGACGGGTATAGTTTTTTTCATATATAATAATACTAATATTTTGATACCAAAGTGTCAAATGCTTATATTTATTTAACATATAAATGTTTAAAAAAAGTTTTCCACAATTTAAAATGAAATAATTAAAATCAAATTTAAAGGGCGGTTGGAAGTCCCGCCCATAGGTTTAGGTTAGCGTGATGTGAGCTTGCTTGCAGAAAGCAACATCAAACGAGCTCGGCTTGGCCACCGACACAGGGTCAGGCGGCATCATCTTTACCATGTCCTCAAACGGAACCATACACTCGCACTCCTTGCCGCAGTCGCACTTCCAACGGAAGTACATGTTATAGCCCGAGGCTATGTGCGGTTTTGCGCAGTCGGTTTCCCGCTGGCAGTGGTTGCAAGTGAAGTTAATCGTACGAAAGTTGAACGTTGACATGTTCTCTCTCCTGCCTGGCAATTCGGGCGGTTACATGTTCGGGCGCAAGGCAAATCCACACAAGCATTCCATGGTGTGTTTCGGCTTTTTGCACGGTTTCTTTCTCGCAGTGGTAGCAGTATTTTTTTGCTAGACCTAACATCATTCCTCCTTGACAAAGGGAGCAAGCTACCCGCTTAGATATGACCGAGTGCTTTCTCCCAAACTCAAAGAGTAGTAACACCTTGCCGTTATACGTACAAGGTCTTACTGGATTTGATGATTTGTAACCCACCTTCTGGCTATTTCTATTAGCATTGTTACAAAAGGAACTATAAATGGCTTATAGGCTCCAAATTCCCAGCCTGCTAGATGAGCTGAAACATAATCAGCTAAAGCGGTTATCGCCCCACCCAAAGCCAGCATTAAACCCATGCGTAAGGTTTTTTTCCAGTCTACCGCTGAAAGCTCTCCAGGCGTAGACTTGGACGGCTCAGAGTAAAAAAAGAACTCAAGTATTTTATTCATTTTTGAATATAATTAATTAATAAATAAATCCAATCAACCATCTTCCACAAAACTAAACCAGTCAAAACAGCTCCTAGCAAAGCTAGGATATTATCTAAATAGTTCCACCAGTCTTTTATAGGTTTCATTAGAATGGTTTTTTAGTTGGTAAAGTTGTTATACCCTCTTTAATTGTGTAGTCAGAATCAAAAGTATTAAAAGTATTTTTAAACTTATTCAGTCTGTCCATACTGTCTAACTTAGCCATAAACCACACCTCAGGACTGTCATTCCATTTTACGAATCCAGCATCCAATGTTTTAGGAGTAACTATTCCTTTCATTGCTGCCAAAATATCAGGATAATTAACTTGTCTGAAAAAATCAGGGTAAGAATCTAAATAATTAACCAGCTGACCTGGTGAAAAAATTCCACAAACAGCGTGATTTGGATTAGCCCTAATTATTTGTACAGGGGCGTGTTTTAAGTGAAAATCAATATTTGGGTCAGTAATTTGCAAAAACTCGTACTGGAAGTCAAAATCCTTAAGCCATTTTTTACCCTTTTCTATTAATTGAGAATACAAAGGCTCTGGTATGTCTTTGTGGTATTCTTTAAAAGTCCAATTACCCTCAGGAGCTGGGTAATCTTCCTCTAAAACTAATCCGTACTGTCTTACAGCATCTGCTACTTTATACATATAGTTACCTATAAGCATTGTTCCTGACATCTTGGCAAGCCAACGTTTTGAGTAATTAATTTGTTTACCTGTAAGAAAATAAATCTGAGATTCTATTGAATTAACTAAAGAATGAGATACACAAGCCATAGAATCATTAATATCCACTCCGTTATTAACAAAATTAGAGCTTTGGCGTTCTTTGTCAAAAGCATATGGTGTCCAATCCCCTGTTTTTAATCTTTCTTTGTAGACAATAGGACTGCTAACTCCCACAACATAATCAGTTTCACGTTGTCCTAAAATAACACCAGTATTTTCTGGGATTTTAGTTACAAATAAAGATTTCAAAATATCAAGTAAGTTCATAAATTTAATTTGCTATACAAAAATTTAATTAACATCTCCCCTATTAATCCACCAGCAAAAGCAATGGCGATTAATTTCCAACGTAAATCCCAAAGGTCGTTAGTTTTTTTCCTAACCTCCAAGAGATTAAGTTCTTCTAGTTCAGAAACTTTTTTTAAAACACCCCCCTCGTTAGCTACACCCATAACAGCAATTTTTACCATATCAAATTCACTTCTTGGAACAAAAGTATGACTTAAGTTTTCTAGGCTTAATGACATCTTCTCTACCGCTTTAGTAAGGTAGTCAAGTTTTTCCTCTAAACGAGCAATTTTTATATCTGAATTTTCTGGCATTAGTCAAAATTTAATAATGGTGGTTTAATAGTTGTGCCTGCTACTGGTTCAGTTTCTTCCGCAGCCCAACTCATAAAAGTACCTGGGGAGCTTTGGTTATTATATTCAGTTTTAAACCATGAGTCTGACCTTGCGGAATTAGACATTCTAACTTCGTCGTACTTTGCGTCAGCCCCATAAATATTTGAGTTGTTCATTGTGCCGAAAACAAAAGGTGCGTCGTCTAAATTGCTGTAGGGGTCTGTATCAGTCAACTCTATAGTACCGTTAATATATATTTTTACTGTTGTACCTGATTTGGTAAGTCCTAAGTGATACCACTGTCCGGTTGCTAAACTACTCGGTGTATTATTACCAAGCACGCCCTCTTGGTTGGTCAAAGAAAATAACTTTCCATCATCTCGCATACCCAACAAAAAATAAGAGTACGGATAGCTATTATCCCTTACCCTGCCGAAAATTTGTTGTTTGTTTGCGTCTGTCGGAGAAAATATACTATTTAAATAAACCCAACCCTCAATGCTCTGCGCACCATTACCCATTCCACTAGGAGAGGTTGAACTTGCAATTAAAGTAGAATACTGGCCGTTTTTATGATTGTAAAAAGCATTACCGATTTGTCCAGTTACTGAACTTTGCGTTCCGCCACTGCCTTGCACACCCAAATGTTTAGCGTTGCTGGTACTGTCTTTTAAAGGCGGGAAAGTGCCTGCCGGGTCTTCTTTTAAGTGCCAGACGCCTTTATAATTAGAATCCCATACTGCGGTAGCGTTTTGTTGGTCGCTTGCACCACTATTCCCATAGTAAACATAATAAGTCGTGTTGGTAGAAGTAGAAAGAGCCGTAGCGCCACTGCTAACCCACAAAATAGTTTCACCTGTAGTTGAGTTGTAGGTTTCAATTTCATGGTTAAGTTTAGTTGTACCGTCAGAAGCGGTAACTAAAATATCCGTTCCATCATTCTTGCCGACGTGTCCACCGCTGCCTGTAAACTTTAAATTCGGAGTAGTAGTAGAAATCATTATAGGGAAATTGGTAATAGCAGTAGTAGTAGCTATCTTAGTGTAATCAACTGTAATTGCCATTCTATACCCCCAGCCTGCACTGCCGTACCAAGGGTCAAGACTACCAAAGCCGCCATTATGGCCTTTTGCGGTTATGTAGAATTTTTTTCTAGCATCCCCTTTTAGCTTTCCTTTTTCATCCTTACCAAAAGTCAGCAAAGCTCTAAAATACTTGGTCTGCCCCGAAGGAATCCAATAAGTAATTTGGTCTTTTGCTTTTATGTAGTCAGGGGCTTTTTTAAAAGCGTTTTTTTGTAAATCCTCAACCACCTGCTTAGTTATAGTCCCCCATTCATCTCTGTACCTGGTTTCTTTGTGTGAGCCAATTTTCTCATAGTAACAATTACCTATTACTGAGTTAGGAATCTTTTTGCAAGTTTGCTCTTTAGCGTAGTCATCTACATCTACCTCGTAAGCGATGTGAGGTTTAAATTCTTGTATGGTGTCGCAACGCCCGCCGCCGTCAAACAAACATTGAATCTTAGTGTCTTGGTCGTCAGGGGAGATATTTTTAACCGCAAAATAGAGCGTGTCCGAATCCCAGCCTATATAATCTGATTTGTCGGTTTTTATTATTAAGTTCTCATTAGTGTTGTCGTCAGTATAGGTAAAGGTAATCTGTTTATTTTCAAAAGTTATCGGCGCTATGTCAGTGTTGTTTGGGTCTATTGGTTTTCCATTTTCTACAATAAAAAGACCGCCTGCCATTGCAACAGGAACTAAAAATCCTAGGAGTTTTTTCCAGTGTTTTATCATTGGTTAGTCGGATAAGCCTGTATCGTACAACGCAGTCCGTCTGCTGTGGAAAGACTACTACTTGCGACTACAAAATAACTTTGGTCTGCGTTTAAGGTAATAGTTGGAGTAGTAGAGGCTCCGCTTGTGCCTGCGCTGATAGAAGTAGAAGAAGCAGCACCATTACCTAACTGAACATTGACTGTTCCTGTTTCAGTTTGGCAAGCAAGTCTTGTAAGAGTTGTGGCCGTAGGAAACCCCATAAATGAAATAGTTGTAGTGCCACTACCAAAACTCCTACCTAAACTGGTAGTTGGGGTAGTAGAGGAAAGCCAAAAAGTTTTAGTCCAGTAAGGCGGTACAGTTCTTTGCGCTGTTCCATCATGGTACTGAATTTGTCCTGCGGTGGTGTCTAAATAAATCTGCCCAGCAGTAGTAAGAGTTTGAGAGCTAGAAGCCGGAAGCCTTAATTTAGCCGTAGGGTCAATTAAAACTTCGCTCCCCGCTGTAATTTGTAAAATAGTCGCACCAGAAGAAGACGCTACCTCAAAAGGGTTTCTTCCATTTCCTCCTTGAATGTATAAAGTAGCAAAAGCAGTAGAGGTATTAACCGCAACATCCGCCCCCCAACTGTTTGGAGAAAGCGTAAGTCCGTACAAGGCCGAAGCTTGGTAATACGGTCTTAAAGTCAATCCCCCGCTTCTGTCGTCAGTAACCCTTGAACTAACTATGTCAGCTATCGCAATAGGAGAATTTGCATTGGTGGAAGAAGAAATTGAGAAAGTTAAAGCGGGACCAGTAACGTTAGGAAAAGTAGTTAGAGTGCTTGAGCTGGTAGTTAATCGTATATCTAATACTCCATAAGGTGTTGCGGGTAAAATAGTAGTTCCTGTTTCTCTTGTAATTCTTGCAACTCCACCAGTTTGATTAGCCCAAACCTCAAAAGCTTTTGTTGGAGAGGTAGTGTTTACACCAACATTCCCTGCCTGGGTAACTCGTAAGAACGAAGTACCGGAAGAAGAAGACACGTTAAAAGGGTCAAGGGTTGTAGAGCCTTGAACGTTAAATGAAATAGTAGAAGAAGTTGCATTAACCCCGGCAACTGTGCCGTTGTCATATAAAGCGCCGTTACCTAAAGTAGCAAGACCTGTCCAAGTGGCATTCTTGCCAATCTGAACCTGGCTAGAAGTTGAGATAGTTCCTGCTCCACCACTACCGCAACTTCCTGCTTGTAAAAGTCCACCTGCCGAAGTACCAAGACAATTTTGAGAAAGAAGCCCTGTAAAATAAGTATTACCCGAAGCAGTTAAATTGGTAGTTGAAGCGTTGGTAAAAGTTCCTTTAGTAAAAGTCGGAGTATCACTTAACGTTATCTGCGTAGAAGTACCTATTAACACCTGCTGACCCCCAGTGATACTCAAATTAGAGCTACTAACAGTTAAATTACCTAGAGTTGTAGTACCTATACCGCCGTAAGTTACGGCCAAAGGAGTGGATAAAGCTAAAGTCAAATCACCACTTAAGTTACCACCACCAGTTAAAGGAGCAGTAGTGTTAATTGTGCGAGAAGTTGTAACAAGCCCGGCAGAGGCAGCCGAAGACCAAGTAGGGACAACACCTGCCCCATTAGAAACCAAGAAATCTCCAGCAGTACCAGCCGAAGCGTCTAATAACAATTGTCCGTTAAATCTTAAACTTCCTGAGACATCTAAAGTCGCAGAATGTGTTCCTGCACTACCCACAGCCAAACTCGTACCATCCCAATTAAAGCCGTTGTTATCACCAATTAACGTTGAGCCGTTGTAATAAACTAAGTTACCCGAGTTGGTGGTGTTTGTTAAATTAAGCGTTGAGAAAGTAGGGTCAGATGGAAATATAAACGTGTGTGTGTTATCCGAAGATTGAATATCAAAAACTGTACCGCTAGATGAAGTGGCAAAGACTTGAGTTGCACCTGTTTGTCCGTTAAGTGATGTTATTGCTGAAGAAAGATAATTAGTAGTGTCGGTATAGAGAGATCCACTCGATGACCTAACCAGACCTGTGCCTAAGGAAGATATAGTAGTAGAACCGTTAGGGGCTACTCTTAAAAGCATTGTACCAGTAGAGGATGAAACATTAAAAGGATTTAAAGCTCCGCTACCCTGAACATTAAAACTAACAGTAGACGAAGTTGCATTAACCCCGGATACAGTTCCGTTATCCCTTAGAACTCCAGTTGTTATATTAACAGCAGTATTCCAAATAGCAGTAAACCCATTAATTCCAGTACCTGTAACAGTGCCTGAACCTGATACTGCGGCAAAATCAAAACCCGAACTAGCGGTTGAAGAAGCTCTTAGAAAAGTCCCATCTGAACCTGCGGCTAAAGACTGTAATGTCCCAGTAGCTTTAGTGGGATTAGAAACTATAATTCTTTTTACAGGGAAAGTAGATGCTCCTGTTCCACCTTGAGGTACAGTTAAAATAGAGGCAGCATGGGCTATGTTAGTAAAAAACAGAAAAATTAATAAGGGAACAGAATATTTTAAAAGTTTTTTCATGTTAAATTAAGTTAAGTACTTATTATAAACCGTGCTCCCTAATTCAGGGGGAGTGGTAAAAATTGCATTTGTTCCTGATATGGTAACATCCACTCCTCCTGGTATTTGTAAACCAGAGTTCACAATAACCTCCTTAACTGCATGAGCAAATGTAAACGAAGCATTAGACCCATCAATCGAACCTGAAATTGGAGCTTCATAATTAGGAGTGCCGGCTATCCCTCCACCAGTGCCACTATTTTTATTAGAAGATAAGATCATATTATAGAATATATTTATATATTATAACTATTTTAACTGTTAGTAAATTGTGCATAACTTTTTGATTATATCCTGTTATAATTATAATATAGTAATAACTTAATTATATATTATATGCCACAAGACACCCCCTTTACACCTTTTTCTGGCCCTCCTTACAAGATCAGTGAAATTAATAATATTAATAATCATTTTTTAGAATATAAATTTGGAATAGACCTAATTCAAGAACTTATATTAGAAGACCATGATCAAGGAAATTTTACAGCCTTTTGTGTTACACCAGCTTACCCAGACGGAGTGCATATAAACACAGAGGTAGGAGCAACAGATTACAAATTGGATTACAAAAAGAGAACTGCTATCCTTTACATTCCTGACGATTCCAATTCTTTAAACCCAGCTCCTAAAATTGGCCACTACACCTGTCAGTTTAAATTCGTACTACCAGAGGGAACGTTTTTATCTGATTCAATAGAATTTGATTTAAAAAATTAAAGTTTAATTTTTGACTTTCCGCTTAAACGCTTAGGAACTTTAAATGGCTTCTCTTTAGCCGGCTGTGCTCCGTAAGTTTGAACACCAAAACCAACAGTATTTAGTAGCCCAAGTGGTAATAAATACGGATCTTCCTGATACAAGTCATAAAGGTCACGACCAACCATCGGAATAACCCGATTCAAAACTTCCTGCCCAATTCCTTTAGGTGTCCTAGTAGATTCTCCATCATAATTAGATCCTCTTGCAAGCCCTATAACAAACGATGTTAAGGGGCTTGTTTTTGATTCAAACTGCCTTGCAGCAATATCTAAAAATGTCATTGGTTTATACCCTTCACCTAATGTATATTCTTTACCTGTAGTAGAACTAATATAAGTATTAGTTAAAAGCTGCGCCGACATTCTAATATATTGTTGAAAACCACCCATAATATCTATTCTAGTGTTACCTATTTTAATCTTGCCAAAATCAGCACTCCTGGGGTCAGCCCCTATATCCAAACCAGATGCCTTAGCCAATCCTAAAATAGTCATTGTCGCGCTACCATAAGCCAACATAGATTTTAATGCTTCACGCCTAATAAATGGATCTGATTTATAGTAATAAACCGGATTTAATAAAGATAACCTAGACATCATTAAACGAGGAGAAAAGAATAAAGCATTTAAAAGTGGAGCCGCTTTTTCATATTTCCCTAAGCTTCCTCGTCCTGTTAAATTATTTACCAACTTTGCAATTTCAGGGCCTAAGTAATCACCTGTTGTCCTTGGGTTAAGACCAATTCTTTCAGCATCGTTTAAAAGGGATGTAAAAACATCCATCCTAAGTTTATTAGCCATTCCAGTATAAGCGCGAGAAGAAATTTTCACACCTTTGCCTAAAAGTGGAATTTTCTCCGCAAAACTAGACATAAAATTTTCTTCCCTATGCCCCATCTTTGAACCCAAGTCGGTAAAGGCCAATCCAGCTTTTTGCGCCATGTCAAAATCAGGATTCTTCATAACTAAATCCATAGCGTTTTCAAAACCTTTTTCCGTCAACATACTAAATTGATCCTTAAAAGCTTTGGCAAAAATAATAGGATGTCTATACGCTGTTACTAACCCCTGTCTTAAACCAAACGAAAAGTCAAAGCTGGACATTAAAGCTCTTGGCATATTTAAAACTTCACCAAATATTTCAGATTTTGTTAGTGGTGTCTCATCAGAAATAATCTTAATTAAATTCTGTCCTTGTTTAAATATTTCGTACTTAGCATCTTTTGGAAGCTGTTGAATAAACTCTGACTGTCTAATAATCTTTTGGGCTAAGTCATCACTCATAGAAACAAGTCCAAGTTTTTCAGCCATTTTCTCCCTTAACTGAGTTTTATTAAACGCGCCTAAATTAGATAGTTCTACAATCTGCTGCACAAAAGTTTTGTTATTTCTAATTGCCCTGTCAGCAAAAATAGTTTTAAGAGCAGATTCTTTTCTAGTCGCAACAAGTTCATCAAACCTAGTTTGAATTTTTTGTGTTAAATCTCGCGCCTCTTTAAAAGGCACATTAGCTTGTTCCACTAATTTTGTGGTTAAGTCTTTTCCAGCAGCGTCAGCAACAGTATAATGTTCGCGAATAAGCTTACTTAAATCAGTACCCTTTAATCCTTGTTTAACCGCCATTCCAATTTGACTCTCAGCTACAGGTAAAGCCGCATGGGTAGCTTCCCCACTAAGTAAAGTCTTATTAAAATATTTATCAAGCAATGCCAACGCTTCTGGCTTATCTTTCCACTGCTTTCTAACAAGATCTTGAGCCTGTAGCCAAGTTTCTTTATAAGCATTTTTATCCCGTAAAGCTTGTCCAATTAAATCAATGGCATTACGTGGAGGAGTCTTGCCTTTTTTTGGTAATTGTTCCTGAGCTAACTTATAAAGCGTACTAATCATATCCTTCACCGGATTTGGTTGCTTTGCTTTATAATACGGAGTAATCCTAGCAGCTAACTCTTCCGCAGGAGGAATTGTTCTATTAGCAATCTTTTGTTCTAACGTAGTAGGCTTTGGAAGTTTTATTTCTTTAATAACCTTATCTACTACATCCTCATGAATTTTATTAAAAGAATTTTCTAAATTACCTAATTTACCTTCAAAGTTAGGAGCAATAGTATCATTAACTTTTTGTATTCCTCGCTCCGCAAAAACCATAGCGTTAGCAGGGTCGCCTAAATCAGCGCCCAAAGTTCTATAAGCTTGAGTTGCTTGTCCTAACTCAGTCCCCCGTTTTGCAAGCACAGAAGACATACTTTTAGCTTCCGCAATATTCCCAGCTTTAATAGCATCTTTCAAATACATTATTTTTGCTATTGTAGACTCAGCAGAGTTTTCAGAAGACCTAACTAAAGTATTAAATTTCTCCGGCTCCATTATAGACATAGCGCGAACAACAGCAATATCGTCCTTGTTCACATGCGGATGGTAATTATCAACTACATCTTGAAATATTATTTGAGTCTCAACGCTTTCTTTAAGCGAAGTCATAAATCCACGCTCTTTTACATAATCTCCTGGCTGTGATATATCTACTTTATGTGTTATATCAGATTTTTCAAGTCCTGATTGCAGTGGAGTTAATTTGTTTCCTGGTATGGGGGTTTTACCAATCTGTCCACCAGTAGACCCAAGCAAGTCTCCAATATACCCACCTTGCCCAACTAACTTCTGTGCATGTTCTGGTGTAAGTCCTCTATCAACTAATTCCTGTAATAACTGCTTTTGAATAAAAGTAGTTTTATTTTTTGCTATAGCTAATCCTGCACCGCCTGCACCCAACCCAGCTCCCAATGCTCCTCCAAAAACTCCGCCTATAACAAAATCTTTAGCATTATCAGTCCAATTTTTATCTTCTTGTAAAGAAGTGCCTAAATTACTAAAACTACCAACAATTGCGCCTTGAGCTGCGCTTTTTTTTATTGTATTCCATAAAGCACCACGAACTAACTTGTCCGTAATATTTACCCCATCTTTAATAGACTGAATAGCGACATCATTTAAAATATTTCTTCCAACACCAACAATTTTTTCTGGAGCATATAGCCACGAAGCCGCGGAAAGACCCTGTCCAGCTATTTGTTTAATGCCAGCCAAGCCTGTTTTCTGAGGTTCAATACTAAAACCACCTGGAATATTAATTGACTGTTCGCTCCCAGCTCCTGAAAAATCTTCCAGTCCTTTTTGTGGAAAAGCCTCATTTAAAACCTGTCCAATTCTTACTCCGGGAGTAATAATTAAATCTTTTATAGGAGACCTAATTAAATCTAGTAATATTTCACTGTTACTTTTTTCTTCCCAAGCAATTTGGTCAGGGGTTTTTTCAACTGTTGTAAACGTGCTTGGCAAAAGTGAAGCAGTAGTAGATTCCGGAGTTTTTGACGGGGTAGGTATATCCATAGTAGGACGAGGAACAGGAGTATTATTCCACCCAACAACACCAGAAATAGTTGTATTGGGTTGAGCTTGGACAGCACCGGATATTTTTTTAGAAGGTTGTGATTGCACTACACCAGAAATTGTTGCGTTGGGTTGCGCTTGGACAACTTTAATACTAGGTTGTGGGTAATTTGACACAGCCTTTGCACCACCGGGGACAACCATAGGCGGCCTTATATCAGTTGGAAGAACTAAAGGAGGTCTAGTATCCATACTATGAATTAATTTTTTCAATTAAAGCCTGCATTAAATCTTGATCAGAGTTACCAGCACTTTTCAAAGGTGATACTTTAGAAATTAAACTACTAATATATTTATCAACAGCATTATCAGTATTTTTATCAGATTTAAAACCCGCTTTTTTAGCCGACGCACTTAGGACTTCCCTTGGAAAATTCTGCCAAATCCAAGGCTCGAAATCTACTTGTCCATAAGTTGAATTAGGCTGCGTAGCTTTATTAGAAGTCACCCCACCCATAACATCTCTAACTGCCTTACTCTGACTATCATTTAAATTAAAACCTTTCAAAATTTCATCTATTGAATAACCATTATTTAAATTAGTTTGAATAGCAGATGTTTGAGTATTAGTTAAACCGGCAGCCAAAAGCCTACCAGTATCACTGGATGAAAACTTAAATTTATTACTGGTTGTACTACCTACTGGAGGCCTTACCTGATCTTTATAAATTTTACTATATTGCATAGCCTTCTGCGCTTGATCAGCCGTCATGGTTGGAAAAACTGTATCAGGATATTTTTTAGCAAGATCAGAAACATAATCAGCAGAGGCCTTAGAGTTTCCATCAATTACTTGTACTTGAGACCAGTCTGTAATCTGACTAGCATCCACAGGTTGACCGGTTGCCGTATTTATAACCTGATTACCTATCTGGTAAAGACCTTTTGATATACCATTATTAATCGCAAATTCCCTTGAGGATTGAGCATCTTTCATTAAAGACTGAGACTTTTGAAATTCATCCATCTGCTGTTGTCTTTGTTCCCCTTGAAATTTTAATACCATATTCAAATAATCTTGCTGTCTATCATAAATCTGCTTTTCAGCTTCTTTAGCATTTTTAACCTTAGCCTCAGCTAAAGCAAAATCTTTATCTTCATAAGCAGACTGAGCCAAAGCAATATTAGATTGTCTTTGATTAAACAAATTATCCATTTCTAATTTATGGGTCTGCTCAAGACTATTCAATTTAAGCTTTAAGTCTTCCTCTGTTAAAGCATTAGCTCCATACGGAGTATCGTTTAAAAGCTGTAAACGTTTTTGATATGGCTCAACTGTTTTAGCATAATTAGCTTCTTTAGTAGCCTTAGCCGTATCATATTCAGCACTAAGTCTATCCAATTCAGCTTGTTTCCTCTTCTCTAACTGCGACTGCCTGTCTTCATAAACTTTATTTATATCAGTTGAATTTGAATTGTCAGTTTTGTATAAACCAGATAAAAGAGTGCTTAAGTCCGAAGTACCCGACTGAACATTGTTTATGTTATTCCCTAAATTATTAACAGCTTGGTCAATAGGAGTAGAAGAGTTGGTAACGGAAGTATTATTAAAAGTCGAGCCATTAGAGGCATCAAAAACAGAGACAGAGGGTTTATAAGTCTGACTACCTTCACTTGATCCTGTAATAGTTGCCGTTCCTGTATTTAGTGCTCCCTGAAAAGCCGCTGAGGTATCCCCAGAATTTAACTTAGCCATTTGTTCTGCTGTTAAAGCCATATAATAAGTTTAATAAATTAAAAATTTATTCTGCAAAAAATAATGAATTATCAATTGAAGCACCACTAGAGAACACTGCCTTGAAAGCTAAATCTCCATCAAGTCCAACAATATCGGTACCACTCGCTAAAACGCCAGTAAGCGTCGAATCATTTCTATAAAAGAACGCACCATCAGAATAAAGATTATAATCATACGTGTCTGGGTCAGGAAAAGAATTACTTGCTCCTGCCGGCAATTTAAATTTGCCGTTACTACTACCACTTGAATCAGCTAATGCGATTGCGACATAGGTTTTAGTGGAATCTAACGTTATACTAGGACTAAACGTAGCTAACTCTACTGAACCTGAGGGGGTAAATAAACTGCTGGCAAACAAAGCACTGCCGGTTACTTGGCTCGTTCCTGTATTAAATTCATATATATAAAGCTTAAAAGTACAAGTAGCTGCCAAATTAATCTGAAAAGTCCATTCACTCAACACTACATCACTAGCGCTCGGGGCTTTAAAGGTTTGGGCAAAAATAGGAGTAGATAATTTGCCAAAAGTACCCACTAAATCTCCACCCGCATTAGTAATATCAATTGTCGTCATGACGTAGTGTAATTAGGTGATTGTAATCCATCATATAAACTTTCTTTTCCAGAATAAATAAATGTGTAGATGTCCTTTTTTCCTGATGTTGCAGTTGCTGTGGGTGTAGTACCGGCAGACCACCTTACTGTTGAAGGGAAAGTGGGAGTATAAGCACCAGCAAGATGTAAGACGTATCTTCTACCTGACACAGGGTTTGAAAAAGTCAGTGTCACACTTCCTGTCATAGTGGCATATTGAGTTGTCCCTTTACTCCAATCAATTGTAGCTGTCCCTGAAATATTTCCATTATCATACTCAGTAGGATCTACTGAAGTATACATCCACGTATTTGTCTTGTTGGAGTACCAATAAAATCTTTTAACTATAGGAGATGTGACAGAATCAACATAGATCTTAAACTGATCATAAAACCTTGTAGGAGTGAAAGATGGAATTGTGGTAACAGTTTCCGCTAAATCTTTTAAATCAATCAAACTATTTAATCCATTTTCTCTAAAAGTATCCCTAGCTTCTTTTTTGGTAACAAGATCCGAATCAACAGGCAAATTATATTGGACGAACTCTTCGTCACTTTTCTTATTTAATTGTTCTTCTATTGTACCCATATTAATTCTATTTATTACGAACTAGTCAGATAAAATTTCAATAGTTACCTCAATAGGAAAAGCAACAGGTAGTAAAGCAGTTCCTCCAAAAACAAGTCCTATAAAAAAATTATGTTGTCCTAAAATATTACATTTGATAGAAGCATTTCTTTCAGAATTTAAAAAATTTGTATTATTAATAGTATCTAAAGCAGTGGAACTACTGGCATCGTCAACATATACTGTAGGTACAATACTCATGTTTGCGGCAACAGCATCAGCTAAAGGAAATCTAATTTTGACAATTTCAAATGGCTGTCCAATATTAACCATTTCAAAATATAAAGTACTACCAAAAGTTGCTGTAGAACTTGGTTTATCTATTCCAAAAGCCGAGGGAGTATCCGTCCTCCACCCAATAATAGGTCTTGCCCTATCAGTACCTTGTTCTAAAAATTTTAAAGCTGTTATAAGAGGTAAAGTCCCAGTGCCTGTAATTTTTCCAATATTATGCAAAGCTTTAGAAGGCAGCGCAGGATTAAAATACCCCCTTGAAAATATACTAGCTGTGGTAGAAGGAAAAGACGTTGTTCCTGCCCATATAAGTCTATTTCCCACAGCATCTACAGCTCCTTGAGAAGGGGGGAGACTTCCTTCTATATGTTCAACTGATTCAAATTGATTACCTCCAACATACCTAGATAATCTAGTTCCACTATTTATAGAACCAGACCAAACATAAGGCACCCCATTATGAGTATAAATTGCTGTAGCGAGAGGGTCAGATAATGAAACTTTTCTATATGGTTTAGGAGAAAAAGTATCCCATAAAAACATTACGGCATTATCCATGCGAATAGAGGATGAACTAGAATAAGTAGAACTAGTGATGCAAACTATTGCCAAATCTGACCCGTAACTTTCAAAACAAACAGGCATAAAACCAACAGGTAAAGTTAAAGCTGCCGCAGTTGAACCTGTGTCTGTGCCACCAGTAGGAGATGTCTGTATAAAATTAACTGTTCCAGTATTTCCATTAAAATCTAAAAAATACAACTTTCCATAATGCTCATGAAATTGACCTAATGGATAAGTTACCCCACGTAAACTTATACTGCCACTACCTGATAAAGAAGACTTGCCAAAAGTAGATGTCCAGACAGTATTAGACAAGGAAGGACTTCCACTAATTGCCCCATACCTCGATATATCTCCACCAGTCCTTAAATATATATAATCATTATAATAAGCAGCTCCCCAACCATTTCCTGATGTTGGAGTACCTATAGAAGTTTCGCTCCCTAACGATGAGCTATAGCTTACAAACCTACCACCTGCTAAATAAGCATATAAAGTTGCATTTTGTGGAACAGTTACGAACCAATTAGGAGCACTATCTATATTAGTTGAAGAGAATTTCTCATATCGAGTAGGAATAATAATTCCAGATGGTTTAGATAAAGTTGAATTAACTCTGTCTTCCGGATCTATAGCTATAGATGACAAAAACTGACCCTCTTGTCCTACGTAGATAGAAGGAGTTTGTCCTCCTAAAATTGATTTAATTTTATAAACTACAGTTTTAGACATAATTAATCAAAATTATAATAATCCGTCTCTTCTAAAAGAGCCTCACTAGGACAAGTCTGTTTATATTTTTTTACCATTTCCACGCCCTCTTCTCGCGCAATTTTCCAATCTTCACCATATTCCCTAATCCCTAAAGATAATTCTGCTATACATTCCTCCACAACAATATCAAATTCTTCTGTGTCCAAATTTAGATAGTCGGTAGTTACTGTAGAATTTTCTATCCAGGTGCCTCCACTGGTCTGCCAAAGATACTTACTGTAATAAATTAGATTATTTATTTGTCCCAATTTCACAATAATATGATCAAACCTATAATCAGTTTCACTAACTTTTCCAGATGCTTTCGTCATATAGATAGCTCCATAAACGCAAGAAGCATCCACTGGGGTACCAGTTGTAGTTTTTCCGGAAAAATCAAACCTAAGTAAGTTCCAGCCGGCAACAAAAGCCGTGCCTTCATTAGTGGTAGTAGCTGTCATTTCATAATAATTTGAGCTGTCCGACCCTAAACGAAGGTTATAATTAGTAATATTTGTAGTAGAAGTTATTTTGACCCAAACAAAAGCACTGCCTGCACTTTTATAACTAGTCAAATCGAACACGGGAATATCAGAAGCCTGTATTCCAAATGTCGTTCCGCCGGCTGACGATATGTCAGCTTTAATAGAACCAGAACCTTTTACAAAATCGTAAGAATCTAAAACAATATTAGTTGCATCACCAAACGCAGACCATGAGCCACCACTAGTCAAAGAATCTAAAGATGAGACTGTAAATCCATTATCATTTACACGAACAGAAGCCAATAACTTTCTAACCATATCTCGATCAGTAAAAGACAATAAATTATCACGACTTTGCTTCAATTGGTCAAAGTTTTCTTCCGGTACAAGCTTATAAACCGTAAATCTTGACCTGTCTAAAGTCTGAGGCTGTATGCCAATAATTTTTTTGCCTTTTAAATCAGTTGGACAATTATATTGGTATATATCATTAAATAAATTAGGAGCAACCAAGCTCTTACGTTTTGTTGAACGAAAATCAATTTTCGAAGAAGCCTTTCTAACACCTCTATTTAACCCAACCAAAATAGATGCTGAATTTGTTCCAGCACCGGCTATTTGCCCCAACTGATTATGAAGTCTAACCTTAACCGCGTTAGACAAATCTACTTGAGTATATACAGGCATAGTTATATTATTTTAATTCACTTAGAATATCATATTTAGCTTCAGTAATCATCTTCATCATAGCCTTTAGTTTATCATTGATAGACTCTAAATCCTTTTCTTGAATCTTACTCATAAACTGAGACATTCTTCTATCCATATCAGTCTGAGTAGATAAAGTGTCTCCATATTTCACAAGCATTTCATTTAAACCGACTACACCATTCTTAATCTCAGTCACTGCTTTTATAGAAGAACCTATTTCATCTATTACTTTATTAGTAGCTGAGTCTATTTTTGTTTTAAAAGACCCTACCGTTGTAGTGAATTCTGTAACAATCGGTTTCAATTCTGTAACAATCGGTTTCAATTCTGTAACTAAACCTTCAACCTTTAATCCAACTGATTTTATATCTTTACTTAAATCCTTAGGTTTAGGAATACTAGATATGGCCCCCAAAACTTCATCTGTCCTGTCAGCCATTTTCACCGAATCCATTTTTTCCATCATAGGAACTAAGTCCATCATCACCTTATCTGTTGCCGCATTAAATTCTGACTTAGAAAGTAAAGTTTCAGCCGCGGTCTTGTCGTTTTTAAGCACATAACCCCAGACTTCTTCAGCCAACTTCTTAACCTGCTCCAATGACATACCTTTACCTTTTCCATACTGAATTACCCCTGAAGAAATCCCTATTTGATCAACATAACCACCAACTTTTAATTCCCCATATAAAGGATCGTTACTAGCTGTTGAAGAAGTCACAGTTAGTAAAAAACATTCTTCTACAAACTGCGAAGTGTGGTTGGTAGTATCAAAATTATAATAATAAACACCAGGAGACAAACTGGAATTTAACTCCGTCATTGCACCCTGTCTAGTAGTCCAAGCAGACGACTTAAAAGTACTACTATTAAAATCAAAATACTTACCATCACTTTTACGGTAAATTTCTAATAAAACATCTGTTAGTCCAGTAACAGGGACACCTGAAGAATCCGCCATTGTAGCAAAAATTCTTTCAGTAGTTCCATATTTTACTCTTGTGCTTTCCATGGTAAGAAAATTAATTACTCATTAATACCCTCAAAACCATAAACTTCTGCCCTAGACGTTCCATCCGTTGTCCTTACAACAGCTATTTGTAAATGAGTAATAGGTGTTTCAGGAGATAACCATAAAAACGCATCAGTGGCTGACGACAAGGTCTTCCCGGCAACTCTAGTTAACCCTTGTACATTAGAGTTTGTAACATTGTCTAATACTGTGTTTAATGGATAGAGAGACACTCCAGTGTCTGAGCCATTCTCCCCAAAACCACCCAAAAAGCTAAAAGCTGAACTGCCAGAAGTATGTAAAGTTCTTCTTAATAGTATACCAACTTTTTCGTAGTTACCTACAAAAATAGAGTTAGATGTTGCACTTGCAACAACATCATTTAACGCAAGTATCTTTTTTACCTGTAGGGACATAAAATTTATTATTTATCATTAATTATTTAATATTTATCTCTGGTTAAAAATAAATTTTAACCAGGAAAAATATTCAATATTAAATTGTAAAAATACTAAGAAGCGGCAACCACTCTAGCACCAGGAGCAAGAGGCTGGTATCTTATTAACCACTTAATATTACCTGTATTAGAAGCTGTAGAAACCGCTTTAATGGTTCCAGCAGGGACTGTAACAGGAGAAGCTTGAGATACTAACACTCCACTTGCATTACTAGTCATAGCGTTTGCCAGTGTACCAGTTATAGACAAAATGGTACCAGTAGCTAATGCTGTAATATTAAGATCAGTACACAAAGAGACAGAGCTTCCAACAGTAGGAAAAACCTGTAACTGCAAACTATCTGCTTGTGTTTGCACAGTAGTAGTGACTTCACCAATTATATCCAATATCCTAACAGGAGCAGTAACTGTAAATAAGTTAGAAGCCCCTGTTTGAGGAATAACACCAGTAGCTCTTAAGGTTATAAAGTGTCCTGCAATCTGTCCGCCAAGTTGCTCAATCAGAACACCTTTTGTGGCGCAAGTAGCAAGCTCGGTAAGAGTTGGAGCTGTAGTATAACCCTGAGAAACAAAAATTTTATCACCAGCTCCGGCAGTACAAGCAGCAAGCGCGGTAGTAAAATCAGTGTAAGCACGAATTACGCCTTCTGGATCTGGTCTAAACATTTCCCGAAGAGTTTGGGCATTAGTTTCGCTGGAAGAATATACCAGAAAAACTTTCCCATTTGTCTCTTTCAAAAACTGCAAACCATACCCAGAGTTTAAATTATAAAGCATTTGTATTCCTTATAAAGGGAGCCCACCACCGGCCTAAAGAGCAAATCTCTCTCATAGCTCCCATTAATTATTTATTAACTAGTCGGACAAGACATTACGATAAATCGTGGGTCATTACAGACTAAGGAATAAGAGGCAAAAGCCGCGTACTTCCAGTCCATAGTTTCAAATTCAATGCCCTGACCTTCTTGCGGGGTAATAAAAGTAGGAGCTTGACCAATAAAAGCGTGTAAGCCTTTTCTGGTTAAGTCAGCAAGACCCCACCACTTTGCCTTAGCGCTATCATAAGCACCAGAAGCAGTAGTGGCCAAATAAGGCAAAATTATATGTTGATACTTGCCGTTATACGGATTTATAACACCGGCCTGGGCAGCTTCAGGATCCGCATAGGAGCCAAGATACTGCTTAACGGTGTTTACTGTATTTGGATCATCACCAGTTATAATGGCAGTCGGCTTACGCTTAGCCACTTTACCAGTAGTGGTAATCATCTGGCTAGAGAACAAAAGTTCGCCGGCTTCTATACCACCTTTAGAAATAACAGGGTCACCTGAAATACGATTTCTAAAAGTAGTAGAAGAACCAGTCACTGTGTGAGCAGAATAAGCCAAAGCAAATCCGTCACCACAAGCTACGTTTACGCTATCCCCATCCATATCTGTATAAGTAGTGGAAGTTGAAAAAGTTAAACGATGAGTCTTATCTAACTCCATACGGTCAGCTACAGAATCAGCCAAGCTGTTAATTCTATCTTGAATTTCCGCATACTTAGCATACTTACGCATGTTCCAGGTAATTTTAGTTTCCAAAGATACTTCGTAAGTTGCCCATGCTTTTCGGTAGAACTGGGCCAATGAACCAAAACCGTGATCGCCACCTTCGCGCTTCTTTTTAGCAAAGCCGAAGCCGTCGATTCCGGAAATGTCGCCAGTATCTACATTGGTGTCGTGGATGTTGTACAACGCATCAGCTGCTTTTGGGAACATATCAAACCGCTTTTCCCACATAACAGTCAGGTTGTTGTTGAAATCCGGGAATGTAGAACGATTAATTTCCATAAATTTCTATAGATTAATTATTAAGCAGCTGGTGAGCTGAGGTTAGTTAAGACGAACACACCTTCTGTAGCTGAATGGTATTCAGAACAAGTTACAGGTTCGTTAGTTGTAGTAGAAACGGTGACAGCAGAGTTAGTATCTATGTCAAAACTTTTTCCTACATCAGTTGTAGCCAAAGATCCAGTTCCAACTGTAATAACAGCCTCAGCCATAGGTGAGTCTGGTACTAAAACAGGAACTTTCTCAGTGGTAGTGTAATTGCTGGAAGAAGAGGTTACTTGGCCTCCAATATAAATACCAGCAAGTGGGGTATCAGAAGCACCCGCGGTGGTAGTGGCTTGTTTTACAAAGCCAGCAGCCCATTCCACTAAAGAATTATTCTCCAGTGTGCCGGATGCAATTTTCGGGTACCATGCAATTTTCCATTTGCCGCGATAAGGCATCGCGGAACGTGCAGAAGCAGCCATAAAATTAAATAATTTAATAATAAAAACTCAAACAAAAAACAGACTTTTTACCACAAGCCTTATGTGGGCACGTTATAACGCTTAACGTACAAGCGAGGAAACCTCTAACGCGGGCTTCGTGTCGATGGGGAGGGTTTGGTAGCTACCAAACCTACCCTATCGCAAAGAAGTGACTATTCTTTTATTAATTCAGTTGTCGTCTTAATAATTTCATCTAACTGAGAAATACGAATATGCTCAGTGATACTTCTCTTAAACATCTTTGAAACAGCCTTTTCATAATTATCCACCATAGTTTGTTCAAATTGCTTAGAAATAAAATTGGTCTCCCCAATAGGAATATCATACATCAAAGCAAGTTTTAGTATTTCAGCAGTTAAAGGACTCCATTTGTAGACAATAACATATTCATCTCCATAAGCAGAATCCCGCTTCATAGAATCAAACTGTTCCTGCCGAACGAGGCCGGAACGGCCATCTTCCAATTCATAACGAACCCAATTTTCAGACTGAGGAACAACAGATTTAACTTTGCTACTACCTATAAAGTATTTTTTATCATCCATACTAACAACCTTTCTTTTTACCGCCTTTTTTCTTATTCATATATTTTTATATATTAAGGATTAATAAATTGAGGATCTATAGATATTCTACCAGAATAAATATTTTTATCAATAAACTCAACTACCCACTTACTAAATGAATTACCTTTAGAGTCAACAGCACTCTCCTCCCCAACTTTTTCTACATTGGCGCGTTCAGTAGTTCGAATAAAACTTACAAATTCAATTTCGGAAGAGTCAGTACCATCCAAAAAAGTAAGTTTCATCTTTAAGTCTTCTCCATAAGGCACATTAGGGTTAAGTGGATTGTATAAGTAGTTATTTTTAACTAATTTATAAGCCACCACAACCTTACCATCATAAACCATTAATTTAGCTTGAGGTAGCCCCTTAGGCTTAAGCTTACTTTCTGCCTCTTCTAACTTATAACGCCCAACAGAACCTTCAAGCACCTCTATCTTACTATCTTTTTCTTTATTAGCCTTTTCTAATTTTTCCAAACTAGACAAAATACCTTTTAAGACATCAGGGTCAACCTCAATTTTAGAAGACCCTTTTTTAGGTGTCTCAACGGGTTCTTCCAAAGGAGAAATCTCTTCTTTTTTAGTTATTTCAGCCATAATAGTCCTTTCTTAATTAAATATAACAGCCGGGACATGCTTGGACGTACCATCCGACATGCGGCAAAGCTTAGTACCATCAGGCAAAACCACTTGTATTTCCTCAACCTTAGCACCTTCAAAGTAATAGTCTACTTTTAAAGTTTCTTCAACTTTATTAGGTTCTACGTTTTCTTCTGATACAACCTGTTCAGTAGAAGTTTCTGACTGTACAACAGCTTCTACTTCAGGCAAATTCGTAACTGTAATAGTTTCTTCAACTTTATTAGGTTCTACGTTTTCTTCTGACATAAATAGTCCTTTCAAAAAATTAATTAAATTATGACTTACCATATTTTTTCATATCAGCTTCCGTGTTTCCAAAAGCCGCCGCAAATGCTTTACTAGCCTCACTTTGAGGATTACCACCTGAAGAAGGAGGTGTAACTCTCGTAGAGACCATTATTCCTGACATACTAGGCTGCTTAGTTCCACCTGTTGCTGCAGCAAAAGCTCCAACCAAAGCCGCGTTATAATCAGACTCACTTTTAGCCGATGCTGATAATGGTGCAAAAAAATGATCAAATTTTTCTAACAATTCTTTATCACCAGCAATGTTATTAGCAGCAATAAAACCTTCTCTAAGCTTATTAAAAGGCTGAGCTTCAACTTTTCCCAACCTAGCATTTACTTCTGCCAATTGGTCTTGAAGTTTTTTTGCCTCAGCTTTGGCTTCTAAATCATCTTTTTCTTTTTTACTCCTTAACTGAGAAAAATTATATTCTTTATCCTCAAAACCTTTTAACTTTTTCTCTAACTCTTCTTTTTCAGCTAAAGACTCCTGCCTTGCAGCTTCGGCCGCTTCTTCAGCCTTTTGCTTAGCAAGTTTTTCAGCTTCTTCCTGAGAAAAAACTTCTATTTCTTCACCTGAGTCATTCTTAATTTTCACAAACCGACCTTTCGCTTACTCCATACAGCACTGTTGCTATTTGCAACTAACAACCTTGTGCGAAGGCGTGGGGTAAGCAATTAATTATTATCTACTGAACTAAATCCCTTGTTAGGGTTAAACCTGTCAATATTTCCACCAAATTTTTCCTGAAATTCTAAACTATATTTTTTAAATAATTCCTCAAATAAAGCTATCCCGTTTACTGTCGCGCGCCCAAACTGAAGTTCTTCATAACTTTTACTATCTAGACCATTTTTTTCAACCTGCTTATGCGTAATATTTTTTACAATCATCTGAAAAAACTGATTCGTGTACACCTGATCACAAAACTGCACAAAATTTCTATATTCCTCAGGATCGCGGTCAAGTTTAGGAAAAACTACTTCTTCTAAAACAATCCCATTAAGTAACTCCCTATACAGTTTTATTATGTTGTCGGTTTTTTTCGGCATCTTTAAATCCTATTTTTTTAGATTGCTCATCATTAAGTGAGTAACTTTTTTCTTTCCAAACTTCATTGTCCAAATATGCTTCATGCGGCCGGGTTCTACGTTCTTTTCGTAAAGCAACTTCTAAATTAGGAGCATCAATAAATTTTCTAATTATAAATCTCACGCTCCCCCTCCAAACCCCTGTCTCACCGCGGCCGGGACACCAGAAGGTGACGCTCTCATGCCTTTAGTCATAGGACTCTCTTCAGTTTTATCAACCTGCTGCTGATCAACCGGCATAGTACCCGGCAACATAACACCATTATTAAAAAATAACTTGGCATTAACTTTATTTTTCAATGCCCACTGGCTCTGCGCGTACTCCTGATTAATACTCTGAACACCAAATAACTTCATAGCAGTAGCCAACTGATCAGTGAACATTATACGTTCCTGCATACTAGTTTCTTTCTCCTTAATCTCCACCTCAGGATACCATCGAAACTTAACAGTTCTAAGCAGTTCCGGATTAATCTGAACAATTTTTATAGGCTTAGAAGGAGGATTAACAGAAACTGTTTTCCCACCCTGGTCTCGCGTAATACCATTCTGCTCATCATACAAATCCATGGGATGACGAAACTTGGTAGTAAACTCTACTTTTTTAGTTCCCACCCCTTTATTCCCAATCTCTTTTTCTAAAGAAACCGTCCTGTATTTTTTAACCAAAGTTCCCTTTACCTTATCCAGAATATCTCCTGTTGGCTTAGTATAACCATCAAGCAAATTATTAAGTCGCAAAACATCCAGCTTCATATGGAAACTCATAAACCCAAAAATCATAATCCCTAAATTTCTCTTCGCCTGGGCAGTAACTGTAGAAACCTCAGTGGCTGTAGTCTCACGAGAGGGACTGATACCCTGCATAATAGGATTAACACTCTTCTCATCAATAAACTTTTTCAACATCTCAATAAGCTGAAATTCAGAAGCATTCAATGAATACGCATTAGGATTTCCACCCAAAACTTCTATATCACCTTTCTGTAGATTATTCGTAACTTTTCCAGCATTAAACATGCTACGAGAAAGCAGCTGTCCAGAATAATTAGCGATCGGAGGCATTAAAGACTTCTGTCCTTTTAAAACAGACAATTTCAGCATTTCATCTATAACCTCTTGGTCTACTTTTGTTTTACAAGGAACACTCTTATGATAAGCAAACATCCCCATAGGCTCTAAACCACCCTGCACAATATTGTAGCCGTCAAACTCCCAAGGTTTCGGGAAACCTTTTGGTAGCTGCATAACTCCATTTATAATAATCTGATACTCATCATTAGGATCATCGGTAAATTTTATTATTTCCACCATCCCATCATCCAAATTCTCCAAGCGCCAGTTAATTCCCCACTGAGTAGCATCCCCTTCCGTAGAAGCAGGGGCTAATTTTTTAGGTACAAATTTCCAGCGCGGTAAATTTCCATAAATTACCTTTGCGGTTTCGTAAGGTAAAATTTCTCTCGTAAAAATATACGGCTGACGATTTAAATCTGTCTCATAAATATTTCCCAAATAAACCTGAGTACCGATTAGAACGTTTCTACGACAACCAGAAAACATCGTCCTAAGTTTTTCCTCAGGTTTAAAATTTTTAAAATCAAAATCTTGAGTGAGAGAAGATAAAGGAATTTTATTTTTATCAACTTTTATCTCATCAACTTCAATATCTTCCACAAAAACATCACCCTGGGCTGCCATCTCGTAGTAAGGGTAAAGCTTTTTATCTTCCCACATTTCAATCTGAGTAGAACGTTCAACACAATCCCCCATAGCCTCTCCAAGTTCAATTTCTTCGTTGTCATCTTTATCAAATGCCCTAAAATTAGTTCTAAAAACTAAATTTATAACATTAGACACAATAGCTAAAACCTTTTCCCTGGTAGTCCCTGTAACAATATTTACATCTTCGGGATTTTTTCTAGGTGGCGTGTGGGAATTAGCAGCTTTATCATTTTCCTCATACCATGTTTTATACCCAAGACCGTTAAATTTATCATGTGCCTGCTCCCGATTAGTCCTAGTATCTTCAAGCTTCTGCAATAATAAAACCCTATAGTCAGCCTCTTCTGCTGTATAGGGTGGTTGTGACAACGAAAAATCATCAGCTGCCTTAGATGTTTCTAGTGTAGTAGACTCTAAATTTTTAGACTGTTTTACAGCTTTTTTAGCCATATTTATATACCATAATTATAAAACTCATGATACATTACGTCAACGTGTGGATAACTCACTCAGAAACTGAGCTAAAAACTCGATAAGGATTAAAACTACCTTCATCCATACTTTTACGCGCGCGCCACATAGCTGTATAAGAATTATCAGCCGGCTTCTCCACTTCCTTCTGAAAAACTGTCAAAGATTTTACCGACAGCAAAAAACTAAGAGTGTCACAGTGGTCATCGTGCTTCCCTTTAGGAAACTGTAACAACTCCTTCTGTAATTCAGTCATATTTTTCTTTAAAAAAAGAACACCAGTCTTCAGATATGGAATAAGCCCCAAGATTCTATCTTCTTTTCTTAAAGTAGCGTTTTTAATCTGATTAACAACAAAATATTTTTCTTTTTTCCTCTGCTGTTCCAGCACAAAACTTTCAAGCGCGGCCTGATACCCCACACTTTCGATCCAAACAGTGGAACTATACCTAGAAGAGTGCTCGAAAATAGCATCAATAGTTTTCAAAGGATCTAAAACCCTAGAATTACCCGATGTATATTCTCTAACATACCAGTTAGGACCATTCCTGTCCTTCGAAACCGTCATAACAACGACATTATCCGAACCTTTTTTCTTAGAAGAGGCTAAGTCAACTAAGGTAAAATTAATAAACTCACCATTACCCAAATCTTCCTCTTCATAAAACCTAAACCACTCCGACTTAAAAGCTGCATTCTCTGTCAAAATAGGTTCCTGCTGATACAGTGAAGACCATTCCTGCACTTTTCCCTCTGACACTAAAGAATTTTTCGTTTTTATAACATCCTCTAAAGTAAATCTTTCCGGACAAATGACTTCTCCGGCTTTTCTATTAAATTCTTCTCCAAAATATTCATCTTTCTCAGCAATAGCAGGGAAACATAAATAATTCCATTTATCATAAGCACCCTCCGGTATGCCTGATTTCTTAAAGTACTCCTGTAATTCTAAAAGTCTTCCAGTAGGATCATTTATACTCCATCTAGTTGCCACCACAACTAACCCTGATTTACTCTGTTTTCTCGTATAAAAAACAGTCTTAAACCATGACCAAACACCGTCAGAAACAGTGGAGCTATCAGCATCAGCCTGAGAAGAAATCAAGTCATCAGCAATCATCCACTTGCCAGAAAACCCAGTAAGCCCACCACCAACACCAACGGCTCTATAGCTACCACCTTTAGTAGTCTGCCAGTAGGTTTTACTAGTACTATCAGTACTGAGTCTAACCTTCGGAAAAATAATTTTATAAATATCTGAATTAACAATATCCCTACAAATCTGAGAGTTTCTTTCAGCCAAATCCGACCCATAAGAGGCCTGTATTATCGGCCATTTAGTCTTCCCTAAAATCCAAGCCGGCATCAACTGGGATATGATAGTACTTTTACCTAACTGAGGCGGGCAAGCAAAAATTTCTCTAACATCCCTACCTGCTTTAACATCTTCAAACCTTGCCTGCAACTGCCTGGCTAAAAACGAGTGAAATTTTGTAGGAATAAAATCACTTTTTACCGCCATACAAAAAGCTAAAAAACTTCGCTGACACATCCAACTTAAAAGCCGCTCGTCAGAATACCCATCAGGCAAATTAAAGTTCTCTAGCAATGGTTTTGATGATTTCGATAAATCTTGCATCTGAAATTGGTAGCTCTTTCTGGTTAGAAAAACCCTGCCTCTCAAGAGAGGCTTGTAAAATTTTAAGAGAAGAAGGATCCCCTGTAGTCTTAATCTGTGTAATAATAGCAGAGGCCATCTGTGCTTTTTGAGTCTCGTCATTAGCCATCATAGCCAAAACTTCATCAAAGGTTTTTCCTTTGAACTGCTCAAGATAATCCTTTGGCTTATCAAATAAAAAATCCTCAACCGAAGACGGCAGAACTTTCTTTTTTGGGTATGGCATTAAGTAGATTGTTAATTTGGTTTAAATAGTCCTCTTTACTCTTAACAGTTATCGACAAGTGCCCCATATTGGTAATATTTCTATGGAACCCGACCTGCTCAGGTCTCAGCCTATCCTTTTTAATTTTAATCTCAATTCCTAAAAATCTATAATCTGGTATCCACGCAAAAATATCATGTCCACCAGTAATACCAGCCTTAAAAAATCTTTTTTTAACAACCCCTTCTCTGTTTTCATACTCTGCGGCTCCGGCAGCAACACCATGCCTACAAGCAAAAATCCCTCGAAGAAACAAGTCATTTAAAATAAAACTAGTTAGCTCATTAGCTTCCGACATATAAATAATTATATGATAAAAAATAAATAATTATAAGTGTGGACAAGTTGGGGGTACGAAAGCGGAAAAACTAAAATTAAGCGGAAAAATCTAAATTGACATATGGCTATTACATAGCTATCATATAGATATGTTTAAGAATAAAAAATAAGGAGAAATATGCTAAAAAACATAAATGTAAGGCTTTTTGAACAAGAACAACAAATAGTACTTAAAATGAGAGAGTTGGGGCTTCCTGTTAATGAAATAATCAGGAACTGCATAAGAAATTATGCACATGAATACCTAAAAGAAGAAAAAGGCTACTCAGAGGCTTTAAAAATTAGGGCTGCTTTGGCACTAGAAAAACATAACTTACAGAAAAAATTAGACTCGATGACTGACGAGGAATATGCAACGAAAGAATTAAGGGCTGTGGTAAAAGGGGATCGGGCATATATAACTATGTTTAACACTGGAACGTATGGGTTACCGTTAAATGGAATAAAAGAGTTACGAGTAGACGATCAAATGATCAAGATCCACTTAGGAATCCTTGATGATATAAATGTAGAAAACAGGGAAGGGGTCAAAATGACGGAATCGGAAAAACGAGAAGCAAGGGAAAACCTAAATAAGATACGGAGAGGGGAATAGAATAGCAGAATAAAGCAAAAAACGCCTCAAGGTGAGGCGTTTTTTTAATTAGCGAGGCAGAACAAGGTAATGGTACTGAAAGCTTCAATTTTTGGTACCTGGTAAGCTAGGCAATCTATTAAAACAACAATCGCTAAACCATCCCCCACCCCCTTTATAAATAAAAACA